TATTTCAGGTCCCGCAGATTAGCACAAAAGGAATCAAACAAATTTTCAAGTGAGATATGAATATAGATAAAAGACAAGTTTACCACGACCATAAATTGGAGTGTACTGAATGCGGAAAGACTAACGACGCGCAAGTGATTTTGAGAATGTTTCACAAGAGCGGGAACCGATATACGATGTCATATCGATGCGACCATTGTGACGAAAGGCAAGTGGTATTTTTAAGCGGTTACGGATATTTTTATTTCCGACCTTACATTGATTTTAAGAGAAACAGAATGATTCGGAACGGATGGGTTCAAAAACGTTTTTATAAAAATTCGCCATGTTTGAAATAATTTATGGGCAGGTCCCAAGCAAATCGAATTGCTATCGATTCGGAAACGGAAAGGTTTACAAAGCCGAACACTTAGTTCAATACGAAAAGGATTTTCAAAAGCAATGTGTCAAATATCGAAACAAAAACATCGACACAAATTTTGGATTGCATGTAAAGGTGTTTTACAAAGACAAACGTTCGGACCTTGACAATTCATTGAAAGTGATTTTGGATTGCCTGCAAAAATGCGGGGCTATTCGCAACGACAACAAATGTATGCGGATTGTGGCTTACCGGTACATTGACAAGGTAAATCCGAGAATTGAATACGAATTAATGATAATTGATTAATCAAATTTTTTCGATGGGATTACCTGCAAATTGCCAAGCGGCAATAAATTGGATTGATGAGCAATTAGCCAAGCCAAATATTTACGATTTTAATCTTGGCAACGGGGTGGTCGTTAATGATTTACATAAATGCCTGACAACCAAACGAGAAAGAATTTTGGAAATGTCAAATTATAATCAAAAAATTGTATTTTTACAAACGAAACTTATCAAAGACAAATTAACACATGAGTAAATTATCAGAAAAAGAAACGATTGTCATTTATTGCGGGCTTGTGAACGCATTAATCGACCACATTGACGTTGACTTTCGTCCGTCAAAATTCAACCGTCAAAACGTAAAATTCTTATCCAACAACCTTTTGAAAGAATTGTTGAAAATGGAGGCAAGTATTTACGAGGGACGCGAAGAAGTTGAACTTGAAGTCACCGAACAATATGTTGAGGCGGGGAAATTTATGTTGAATTTCTTTAAACTTGGATTAGAGATGACCGAAATGGATGTTACGCGCCAATTAAATATGAATGACGAACTAAACTTTGTATTGAGAAAATATGGAATCCAACAAGAATTTTAATCCGATACGTCCGGACCATTACAAGGGTAACCAATTTGAGGCAATAGACATCATAAAAGATTACAACCTAGGGTTTTGTTTGGGTAACGTAATAAAGTACGTTCTACGGGCAGGGAAAAAGGAAAATAAAAAGCAAGATTTAATGAAAGCCATTGAATATTTAAAAATGGAAATACAAGATTTATGAGACCCGACGAACGCGCCGCATTCTTATGCAACCACGCAAACTTTTTTTGTAAGGACCGAGACAAGGCCAAGGAATTAGCTTTGTTGATTTGTGAGATAGTAATGAACGACCGTGGAGGCGAAGAAAAGGCCCACTATTGGAAATTGGTAATCGAAGAAATCTACAAATTATAAGATGGACCAAATATTTGCCAACCATAAGCATTGGATTAGAATCGTCGAAAAGTTCGGTGGTCGTCATTATGCGGAGGACATTGTTCAAGAGGCATACATTAAGGTTTTGAAATTGAACAAAGAAATCAATGAGGCATATTTTTATTTCACATTGCGGAGTTTGACCATGCAATTGCACAAGCACAACGTCGTAAAGGTTGAAATCACAAGTGAAATTGAATACGAATTGGTTGACGAAGAATACGAAGACTTTACATTTGAGAAAATAAAACCATACATTGATTTGATTAACACATGGCCGGAATATGACAAACTATTGTATTTATGTTGGGTTCGGCAAAATATTTCAATACGCAAATTATCCCGCGAAATCGGGATTTCATTTGATTCAGTTTATCACACAATAACAAATTGTAAAAAGCGAATAAAATTATGGCAAGACCAAGAAAAGACAACGGCACGACCGTAAAGCATGAGCCAATTGAACCGATTAAATCGGAGGGATTAGGCGACACAATCGAGAAAATCACAAAGGCGACCGGAATAAAGGCGGCGGTTGAATTATTTTCAAGCGTAACCGGTTTGGATTGCGGATGTGACGAACGCAAAGAAACGTTAAACAAATTATTTCCTTATCGAAGGGTAAATTGTTTGTCCGAACAAGATTACGGATATTTGAAGGATTTCTTTTCGGAAAATCGGGGCGAGATTTCGGTGATTGTTCAACGTGAATTGTCGGCAATTTACAAACGAATCTTTGAAATCGATTTAGAACAAACGTCATGCGCGTCATGTTGGCGCGACTACATTGGGCAAATTAGGAAAATTTATAATGAATATGGAAGTTAAAAAAGGAGGCAAGCGCGAAGGAGCAGGGCGCAAACCAAAAGCAGATGAACAATCGTTGATTGAGAAATTGACACCGTTGGAGCCAAAAGCATTTGAGGCATTGACGGCGGCAATTGAGGACCACAAAGATTGGGCGGTCAAATTGTTTTTCCAATATAAGTTTGGAATGCCAAAGCAGGTCATTGACCAAAACACTACACACACAATGAATGACTTTGATATCAAGGACATCGTGAATTTCAAATGATAACAATCAATAAAAAGTACATTCCACTTTTTAAAAACGATTCACGTTATTTCGTGATTACGGGGGGAAGGGGTTCGGGCAAATCATTCGCCATGAATTCCTTTCTTTTGCTTTTGACGTATGAAGTGGGTCATGTTATCCTATTCACCCGATACACTTTAGTTTCGGCCCACATATCAATCATTCCGGAGTTTGTGGAGAAAATTGAAATGGCTGAATTACACGACGACTTTTATATTACAAAAGACGAAATCGTAAATAAGCAAACCGGTTCCAAAATTATATTTAAAGGAATCAAGACATCAAGCGGAACGCAGACCGCAAATCTAAAATCACTTTCGGGGGTCACAACATTCGTATTAGACGAGGCGGAAGAATTGGTTGACGAAGACGTTTTTGATAAAATCGATTTATCGGTTCGTAATAACACCAAACAAAACCGCGTTATATTAATCCTTAACCCGACAACGAAGGAACATTTTATTTACAACCGTTTCTTTGAACAACGCGGAGTGGAGGCGGGAGAGACCACGACAAAGGGTGACACGACGTACATCCATACGACGTACCTTGATAATGCCGAATACCTTTCGCAATCATTCCTGAATCAAGTGGAGGCATTAAAGGAACACAACGCGAAGAAATACGAACACACGATTTTAGGCGGGTGGCTTGACAAAGCCGACGGTGTGGTTTTTACCAATTGGAAATTTGGTTCATTCAATCCCGATAAATTACAAACGTCATTTGGGCAAGACTTTGGATTTTCGATTGACCCAACGACATTGGTCGAAGTGGCAATTGATAAAAGCAAGCGGATAATCTATGTCAAGGAACATTTGTACAAGCCCAAATTAACGACGACGGAAATAGCGACCATCAACAAAACGGTATGCGGTAAAAACCTAATTATTGCAGATAGCGCGGAACCACGATTGATTTCAGAATTGCAGTCTCAAAGGTGTAACATACAACCAACGGAAAAGGGAGCCGGAAGTATTACGGCGGGTATTGCATTGATGCAAGATTACCAAATCATTTTGGACCCCGATTCGGGCAACATTGCAAAGGAATTTAACAATTACATTTATTCAGACCGAAAATCGGGATTAGTGATTGACAATTATAATCACGCAATCGACGCAATTCGTTACAATGTTTTTTACCATTTATCAAACCCCAATAAAGGGAAGTATTCGATTTATTAGAGTACAACAAAAACAATCAAAAACGGTTTATAGGTTATGAAATTGGAAATTAATGTGCCGACCAAATTGAGCGAAATCAATTTAGGTCAATATCAAAGATTTTTAGAGATTAAAGACGAAGGGGACGGAGCGGATTTTGTGAATCATAAGTTGATTCAGATATTTTGTGGGGCCGATTTGGCGATGGTTTCAAAAATGAGGCAACGTGACATTATTGAAATAGTTAACGATGTTAATAAATTGTTTAAGTCACATCCGTCCCTTATTAATGAATTCGAATTGAATGGCAAGAAGTTTGGATTTATTCCAAATTTGGACAATATGAGCGCGGGGGAATACATGGATTTAGACCGGTATATTGTTGAACCGCAATTATTACATCGGGCAATGTCCGTTTTGTATCGGCCAATTGTTAGAAAATATGGGGACCTATATCAAATTGAAGAATATGATGGGACCGACAAGTGGTGTGAGGCGATGAAAGAAATGCCGGTTGACGTAGCGATTTCCGCGATGGTTTTTTTTTATCATTTAGGGAACGAGTTATTGAAAAGTACGACGGTTTATTTGGCGGAGGCGATTCGGGGGAATTCGATTCAAACGCGCAATTCGGCAGACAATGGGGATGGTATCAGTCAATTTACGCGCTTGCAAAAGGAGACATATTACGATTTGATGACGTTACCAAATTACCAATTAATAAATGCTTGATGTATCTTACATTCGAAAAGCAAAAAAATGACTTGGAATTACAAATGATTAAAAATAAAAATTGATGAAAGGCTTTTATTATGTGATTAATAGATTGAGACAATTCCTTAACAAAGATTTAGGAATTCAATCATTCACAAACGGCAATATGGATAAGATTATTGACCGTAAACAATGGATTTATCCTTATGCCCACATAATGGTAAATAGCGTTTCACCGGACGAGCAGGTTTCAACATTTAACGTTTCGGTTATTCTTATGGACATTGTCGACCAATCAAAAGAAGAATCGACCGACACGTTTGAAGGTAACGACAACGAGTTGGACGTACTTGACACACAATTAACTTACGCAATAAGATTGTCCGAGCAGTTAAGACGCGGAACTTTATATTCTGAATTGGTGCAGGTTGAGGGGAACATTAGTTGTGAACCATTTACGGACCGTTTTGAAGACGCGGTCGCGGG